CATATTGTACTTTAATATTTTGCGTTTTAATCTTAGCATTATTAGTTGTTAACCATGGATTAGAATCAATTATACTTTTTTCATTAAGAGTATAATAGTTCTGAGACTCTGTCATATAATCGATATCGGTCGCATAATAATGATATGTATTTTCTGTTAAGATATCGTTAATCGACATAATCTGACCTTCATCGATTATCGTACAATTATACACACTAATGGTAGACTGACGTCCATATTCATTAGCGAACGATAATGTAACGTCAAAGTTAGGCAATTCATCCATTAAAAAATGTTTATTTTGATAATTGCCTTTTTTATATACATCGTCCATAATCTCATAGATAACATGTTTATCTAATACGGCAAATACCATAGAGCCGGCAATTGTTCTTGGGCCATCGACATACGTGATAGCATTAACATCGCCCAATGTTCTTACCGGAGCTTTTTCTTGATGTATACTATAAGAGAATGTTTGTAGGCTCCCAAATACTTTCGAAATTGTTTCTTGACCTGGAATCGTAATATTAATAGAAGCTACAATATCACACCCGCTATAAGAAGTATACGTTCTCGTATACTTTGAGGTTTGAACCACGTCTTTATTACCTAAAGACAAATCATTTGGCATATTTCACCTTTAAATTATATAATTTCATATATTGTTGAACTCTATTATTGATCAACGTAATAATGTTCGTTTTAAGCTCAATATTACGCTCACTAATAATATTATAGCATATTTCTTCCATATCTTTCTTAACATTACTAGAATGTTCACCAGATAATAAAGAACTATTAATGTAATCTTGTAAACCACGATTTAGATACAGAAATATTTGATTAGTATTTTCTTGAGATTTTTTCACGCCTATTGTCTCCTAAGAAAAAAATAAAAGGCGAGGAAAAAATTTCCTCGCCGAATTTATTAGTACTTGTTATCAAGCAAGTATTTGTTTTCTACTGGTTGCAAGTAATCGACAGAGCGAGCAATGTAAGTACAAGCTTTATCAGTAGTAGTAGAATCTACAGAGAAACTAGAAGCTTCATTCAAAATTTCGCAGCCATAGATAACCATTACTGCGGATTGACCATATTCATTCGCAAAGGACAATGTAATGTCGAATGGAGGAATTTCGTCAGAATATTTTGGAGTAGATTGAATAGCTACATTTTGTGTAACTTTGAATGGGTTAGTGGAAGCTACTTGGCTATTGCTGTTGTTAGCGCCCAAGGAATTAACAACCATGTTAGTTAATTTTGTATCCCATTCAGTAATTGTATACGGTTGATAATTAATATCACCACCGATACGTTGGAAGTATGCTGCTTTAGCAGCACGAACAGCAAGTGCATCGACTAAGGCATCACGGTCAAATAACGTGAATACAATAGTACCTGCAATACCTCTTTTCTTTTTTGGATTCTTAATCTCTAGTTTTCACTAAAGTTGAGACTATATCTTCATCTCTAGATCTATCAAATTTTCTTTTCAAACACAGACATCCATCATAATAAATTATTTTTAGTAATTCTCGTGCTGTTTTAAAATTATAAGTTATAACATAAATGTTTTCCTTACCTTTTTTACTTATAGCATTAGTATTATGTGGATACAATATTTTTGTTTTTTCATTTAATTCTTTTAGAAAAATTTCACTGCCTAATATCCTTAATCTAGCACCAACATAAATTTTGTTGCCTTTGTAACCTTTAGTAGTATTAATATTTCCATCGCCATCAATTATTCCTCGAATAAAATCTCGAAGATATTCATTTGGTACTTCTGGAAATCTAATCTCTTCAGTTTTTTTATTGCTTGTCATTGAGAAATATTTCTTTAGTTCTAAGCATTTCTTTTTATTAGTTATTGAAAAAGCTACAGAATTTGTTTTCTCATGATTATATACAGGTTTTTCTGGACAAATATAATCTCTAAGTTTTTCAACCATATATCTGTCTTTAATATTTAGTTCAAAGTTTATACCTTTGTCAGAGATATAAGCATCTGCTGCTAAAAAACCAAGGAAATAATATTTTTCAGGTGATTCTTTTTCTAAAATATCAAAATTATAATTGTATTTTGCCATATTTATGACCTCCTTATATATTTATTATATTACAAGAAGATAAATATAGCAATACCTCAGATAGATATAAAGAGCTCTGCACTTCCATCAGCTGTTATGATGTACTCCTTACGGATAGTCGTTGAGGCGCTTACGCTGCCTGCTGATTGCCCAATCCTTTAGATTGTCACACTTTGGTACTAAAGGCTCTAAGGGGTTTCCAGCATATCACAGAGTTTAATTATGCATTGCATTACTGCAAAGGAGAAGCAAAAGTGGTATTCTTACCTCTCGAAATAGAGCGAGGTTCTGCTGAACCGAATGTATAACAATAATGATTCTCAATAAGCTTTTTATCTTATTATCTGGAGCTTTCGCTCATTCTCATCGACCAGTCTTTTCTGATCCAGTTTAGCATAACTTTTTACCTTCGTTTAACGTTAAGCAGTGCTAACTCTTACACTGGATAATCTATAATTATCGTAATGCGGCCTCGTGGACGGATTATATCTTTTCACCATCTATGCGTTGCCCCTGACTTAACTCAGTTAAGCCTTCGGTTCGGATTAGCATATACTATAAAGTACTTAGCCTTCCCGCTTAATTCCGCATTAATAACCTTATCATTTCTGATTAGGACGGCCTATACATTGACCGGAGCTTTTTCACGGTTAATAGAAACTGTAATACCTTGAATTTCAGCTACTACTTCGGAACCGAATGTAGCTACGATATCACAGCCGGAAAAAGTAGTATAACTACGAGTATATTCAGACGCTGTAGTTACACCAGAGTTATTAGAATAAGCCATGTGTTAAATAATGGGGCGGAGGTTATCCGCCCCCTCCTTCTTTAATTAAAAACTACTAGGTACCAGGTTGACGAATTTGAATGTAGTTATTGATTTGACGAATTTCGTTAAATGGCATAATAGTGTAATTGATATCAATATAAGTATATTGAAGAGCAGTTACGTCATTAGCAATTTCGAATAAGTAGTCATATAACAATACACCTTTAAGTTTGTTTAACTCAGATGTCAAACCTGTTTGGATAGAGTTACGAACGGAGATTGTATTTTGTTTACCAATAAATGGTTCACAAACACGGCGAATAGCACGTTCAACAGCGTCGATAATACGAACACTATTAAGACGAGACAATGCATCAGTTGGATCTGCCATTGTACAGCCATCAGTAATTACATAACCACGAGTAAATGTATTCTTAACTGTAACAATACCTTTAGAAGTTAAGTTAGATAATTGAGAAGCTGTTAATTCAAACAATGGAGAAATGCCGATTTTTTGGTTCGTAGGAGATTGTTCTACAGGCAATGCGGAAACCATACCAGCATAAGCTGCAGCACCGTTACCTACATATGCGTAAGTAGAATTATAAACTGGTACATTGTTTTGGAAGAATGTACAAGAAATAGAACGGCCGATGTCAACAGGAGTGCCGTCGTCATCAATTACAGAACGACCGTTACCACGTTTCAATTCTAGGTTAAGATTTAAACTATTCAAATCTTGGAATTTTTGTTCGACGCCAGACAATGTGTAGTCAGAAATACGTTCAACACCAATTAAACCATGAGTATGAGCAGTTTTTAATTCTGTATACAAGCAATGTTGTGCCAATTGACGAGCGAAGTTATCAGGAGTACGATAAGGAATACGCATAGTATAATCGTAATCGATAGTACGGTCTTTAGCCAAAGTAGCTAACGCAACTTTGCCGCCAACCAATACAGGTTCTAATACTTCTTCGATAAGAGCATCTTTTTCGACGATACCATTATCAGTCAATTCTACAGTAAAGTTATCAGTGAAGTTAACGTTATCTTTCAAGTCAGAAATAAATTCTGCTACAGTACGATAGTTAAAGTCTGTTACAGAAATGATAACACGGTTGTCTACGCAATCGAAGTTTTCAACATAAGTAACAACTTTATCGTCACGAGCATCTTTATCTGTCAAGATGTCATATTCACCGATAGGAGTTACAGCACCAGCATCGTATTTACCAACACACAATACATCATTAACAGAAAGTAATACGTATTTAGCATTAGCAGCAGTTGCAGCGGCAGCAGCAGCAGTCGTTGCATAGTATGCAGCAGTCGTTGCATCAGCATCTGTCAACAAACCATTCATAGCTGTATCATATTGAAGATCAGCAAGAGATGCGATTTCTTTAAATGTTACAGTATTACCAGTTGCTGGTTCTGCTTCGATGATTTTATCTTTCGTAACGAAGTGTTTGAATTTTTGATGTGGAGAAACAGCATTTTGAAGTTTACCATCGAACGTAATAGATTTCACTTCTTTAGTGTCTTCAAAGTAGAATGTTTGACCAGCTTCATAAGTTTTATGATCTAAATCCAAAGCAGCTTCATTAGCTACGGAAGGGATAACTGTAAATACTTCGTTTTGATAAATATTTTCGTCAGTAATTTCTGCAGCATTATCTACTTTAGCAAAGCTAAATTTATAAGAACGTGGAGAATGTTTAGTATCTTTAACGTTAACTACAGGAGTTACTTTAAACATTTCGGTATCGACTACAGGAGCACCACCTGCTACAGTGTTAATCATAACAGTATCGATAGGGAATGCTTTTAAGAAATCTTTTGGTTTAGGAAGGCGACCGCCAATTACAGTATCGGCACAGATTTGAGCGCCCAATACACGATAAGGCATATCGGCGTTTTGCAATACAGAGTATGCACCTTCACCAATAGATACTACGTATTGTTTATCTTTAACGTCAGATTCTTTTACACGAGGAGTCAAATATTGACCAGTAGAATTTGTACGAGGATAAGCTGTTGCTGTAATAGCAAAGCCAGAACCTAACTTCATGTATTTTTGGAAGTTAGTCATATTAGTATCTTCATAATCGTTATTATCTTCTTCGAATGCTAACGCAGATGCACCAGGAGTACGAAGATAATCGTTATGAGTATACATTTTTAAGCCGACAGTTGTGAAGGCTTCGTTCAAATCTTTATCGCTTACAGAGTAAATAGGATATTCAGCATTAACGTCTGTATTAATACGAAGAGTATGGAAATATTTACCAGTAAAGGAACCGAAAGGTTTTGGAGATTTTTTAGATTTGATTACATGAGTACGAACTTCTGTACGGCAAGGTACTAAGGAACGTTTACGACCTAAGAAGTATGTACCAGGGAAAATAGAACCAAGAGCTAATTCGTAAGAATCTTTACGAAGTGTAACATCTTGACCTTTTTTATTTACGATAGATAAAGTAACAACATTGTTACGAGGGAAGTTATTGATATGACGAATTACTTCGGAGATAGGAGTATCAGCAGTAAAGCCAGCACCCATAAGACCCAAAGGAATTTCGACTTTAATCATTTCTTCTTCGTTATCAATCATAGCATTGTAACGTTCGTAAGTTGTCGCTTTAGATACAGGTTTGTAGATAGTAAGAACTTCTTGACCTGGAGTATTATCGAAAGTAAAGTATACTTGTTTAGCTTTGTTAGATGGGAAGCGAGATTTTACACGGAAACGAAGAGTATCGTCAGAACGCAATTTAAAATCTTTTTGAGCTTCAGAACCACCGATACGGAAACCATACAAAGTACGGCAACCGGAATTATATGCATCAGCTAATGTAGCTGTTAAGTCTACTTCACGTTTAGTTTCGCGATTATAAGTATCGCCATAAGTATATGTTGCATAAGATGGATCATAAATAGGTACAGGAACACCGTTAGGACCATCGAATGCAGTACCGATACAAAGCACTGCGTCAGTTGTACCGAATTGGCTGTCATCATAAAGTTTTTTCTTTACAGAATTGACTTCGACAAACACACCAGGAAGATCGCGGAGGATTTCCTCTTTGAAAGAGTACGCCATTATTCAACCTCTTAGATTAATAATTATTTATCAAGATTTAATAGACGTTCGATAAGTTTGCGAGTAACAACAAATATCTTGTCTATTCTTAAAATGTAGCGAACACTTCTAACTGAATATTTTTCTCGATATTGAACGTTAGATTCGTCTGTTAAACGTTGATCATATAAAAGTTCATTTACACCACGACTTTTAACATAACCCGTATAGTCATACATAAGTTCTTCAAAATCTTTTAAGACCTTATTAGCTGTTGCATAACTGCTAGCGAAGATATCGAATTGAAGTATATATTCGAATGCATGACGATATACTTCAACGCCTTCTTCTTCAATATTTTCTTTAACAGGATATTTATTGTCTGGACGATATTCAGGATGACCTGGAGCACGTCTGATAGTATTCTCCATTAATCTCGGCTTAATACTATTAATAGTTTTTCCAGAGATAATTTTAAAGAAAATATACGGATTATTAATTGGTCTATCGCGATCGTTAATCGTAGCCCCTTCGTCTGGGCTCATTTTAACTTGATCTTCATATAACGCTTTTTCAACTAATTTAACGAGCAGCTCGATAAATTCATCAAAACTAATGGACTGTTCAGCCCTTAATCGATCGACTCTACGTCGATTATTCATTAGCCTACCGGGAGCATTGACTACTGACAGGCTATCTTTTTTTGCTTTTATCTGATCGATTATAAATCGTTCATCATGAGTAAGTTCGTCTGTCATTATAACCTCTGTTCCGCAGTGTATGACTCTGTCGTGAATAAAGGATACAACGTATACCGAAGTATAATGTCGACCCCTAATCCATTTTCTCTTAATTGTTCTTCAACGCTATCAATATGATAGTCGTATAGAACAAATCCTACATTTTGTTTTAATAAGGATTCTAATCGGTCTCTTATCTTTAACAGATAGAACTTCCGATAATTTTTTCCTATATATTCATCGAAGTCCATTTCTCTGACTAAGTAATAAATAATACGCATTACCATAACAGATTTATTAGGATTTTCGCTAGATAGGTTAACTAAATTTTCAACTGTTGTACCGACTAATAAACTATTTCTGTAATAGACGACATTAGGAAGCATGTCTTTATAATCTAATATAAAGTCGGTGTCCTCATTTGATAAAAGCGGGTACTCGTTGATAGGCGTGGCGGCTAATTTTGCCGCTACAACTATATTACTATACTGAATATATTTTAAATTATTGCCTACTAAAATTATATTATCTAAAAACTTATTCTTATTATGCACAGAAGTAAACTTTTGTACGATAGCATCATAGTAATTATTAAACTCATCGATGTCTTCGAATAAAGAACTATGTTTATCAGTAACGATAATCATACTACGATTTTTATAACAATTACTAGATAATACGTTTAAATAGTAATCTGTTAAATCTTTATTATAACGATCAGTATATTGATCGGAAAACATTATTTTAGTCGGACAAATATATGCAAAATCATAGTCTATTAATTGATTAGCAATATTAAGAAAATCAGATATCGTTCGCATATTAACTAAATACACGTCGGGAGCCGAATAATTTTTAGCTAATTTGTATGCCTGATACAAATCTGAGTCTTTACCATATTCTTTCTCGACATCGAACAACGTATTAAACTTTTCAATTTTACATGTCTTATTTGTCGATTCGGAATTGCCTATAATTAATAGACTTGTATGTTTATCATCGGATGTCATACTAACCTCCGATCAATGCTTTAAAGTTGTTCATAAAAGCTTCTGGGTTTCGTTTATAGTCAACACCATTAGCTTCATAGTATACGCAATCCATAGTATTAGAATACCAGTCCATTACGTATGTAACATTAATTATTTTATCTTTAAATACGATTATGTCACCAGGGAATACTGGAAATTCATTACGAATATATATATCGTAACCACGCATCAAGAATAATTTATTATCAGCATTATCTGTAGAAAATAATGGCTGAATATGAGCACGTGCTTCACGTATTGAAATTTTTTGTCCAAATCCTAAACAGTTCGGACATAAAGGATCGCCTTCTTTAGCCGTCGGATCCTTACAAGTACAATCGATATTTCGATATGGTTGTATAAGCCATACCGGAACTTCCATTAATTGTATTAATCCATTAATTCGTTCATCTAAATTTTTCATTAAGTTTTCCTCAAAGATTTTAATGAACGTGACAAATCATCAAATAATGTCGTAGGATATGTATGTAATTTTTGTTTTTCTGTATAAGAACGTTTACCAGTTCTTGGTTCAGCTCTACCCATAGTAAGATATGTAGGATCGACAATTAGTTTTTCAAAAATTTCCATTTCAGCTTTAATCATTTTGATAAGATCTGATAAGGAGGGAGCGCCACTACCACTAGAACTAGATGAACTAGACCCACCAGATTCTGTCGAACCAAAACTAATATTACCGATATGACCAGATATCTTACCAGATGTCGAAGTTGTAACAGCATGCTTACTTACAAGACTTAGCGTTGCTCTTAATTTACAGAACTGTTGTAAAAGATATGGCAAATCGGCTCTATTTTCATAACCTGGAATTTGATCCAATAGAAACTGGGCAAATCGACTTGCTTCTTTTAATGCGTATAATACTTCTGTATCGCTAGCATCGAATACATCGATTAGATAATTCACATCGCCGAGCGTATAAAAATTACTAATTTGTTCTGATGCTACCGTATAGACTTTATACTTTAATACTTTTTTACCGTCGACAGATTCAAGTTTTTTAATTCTGATCTCATATAAAGAATCAGGTTTAACACCACCGACTGGTCTTAGTTCTAAACGATTACCAAATATCGTATACTCAAAAGGTTCTGCCATTAGAAATCCTTTCTGATGATTTCGATATTTTGTAAAATACCTTCATCTTTAATCTCAGCATTAAATTCAAACACGAAAGCATCGTTAGTACCTTGTTGTGGGCGTCTTGTTACTTCGAGTGCACTAATAATAACAGGAGCAATATTAGTACCGGCCGGAGTTTCATCGACTACGACACCCGGACTACTACTGTCATTAGCTCTAGTAATAATAGTACCGTCAGCTAATTTAATAGTTGTCGCAGAATTACCATTGCCATCTTTCATAATACGTTCGATGGCTGCTTCTGATAATGACGTAGCAGTATTATTACTAGCCGTTACTTCAGGAGATAATCCTAATCCAGTAGCATTATTAACTTCATCGGCAGACATTGTACCTGGCGAAGTCGGATTCGTATCCAAATTGATTTTATTATTGTGCATGTTCCGTTTGTAATTATACGGAGCCCAAATAGATACTGGATTTATTTTATGAGGATCTTTTTCTGATTTTTCTAAACGATCAAAAACACGATCTTTTCCATCGTAAGTAAAAGTAGCTATATCAGACCATGCTCCGAATTCGCCATCTTTTTCGACACGAATACGGATATAATATTGTTTGGCATCTTTTAATTGAGGGAAACTGATACGTTGTTTATTTAATATTACAGTATCGATTTCACAAGGATCAAAATTTTTATTTTCAGAAATTTGCAATCGATATTCTAATACAGGTTTACGTCTTTTATCTCGTAAGATTTCTTGCCATTCACATATAAAAGATCCATCGATAAGCTCATGATTTGCCGGACTAATAATGCGGACATTAGAATATATGTTACTATTGAAATATACGTGGCGAATTAAACTAGATTGTAATGGAGTGCCAACAATATCTTTAATAGTTTTATTAATATCGAGACGATATTCTTCATTAGGTTCTACATCGTCTAATACTGTAATAACAACAGTCTTCTTAGACGTACGATATTTTAATCGATAAATCTTTTGAGATTCTGCATGAACCATTGCGATTGTATCGCTGTCGACTGTATCGGGATCAACATTACTAGTAAAGAAAAGTTTAATTTGCTTTTCAATAGGATTTACGGCCATGTCGACCAAAGCAAATTCTTTAAACATAATCTTCCTTCTTATTTGCTAGTTTTTTTACGACCACGAGTTTTTTTAGGTTTATCTTCAGTTGTGGCTTCATCTTCCACTTCTTCTGCAGATTCTTCTTCCACAGTTTTTTCTGCAACGTCCTTCGCCTCTGTTTCTTCAGGAACTACTTCAGCTTTAGGTGTTTCTTCAGATTTTACTTCTTTAGTTTTAGTTTCAGGTGCTACTTGCAACCCTTCTTGCCCTTTTTCTTGTAAACCATTTGTATTCTCCTTGTTAACTTTTTCTAAGTTTTCTTTAGCTTCAGCTAATGCAGCGTTTAAATCAAATTCTAATTCTTTAGAACGAGTAGCAGTTTTTTCAGCAACGTCTTCAGGACGAATTAAACCAGATGCTACCATATCATAATTTGAAGACGGAATAAAACGTTTAGTCGCTTTAGAATAATTAGCATTTTCTGCAGGAAGCATGCCGTTAACTAAAATCAAACGGCCTACTTTAACAGAACGACGAATATTTTTAAGATCCATATCGTCATAAATTCGACCATATGGTGCTTTACGTGTTAAACGTAGACGAGTCAATTTGTCAAAATAACCAATTTCGCCATGACCTAATTTTACGATAGCGATCGGTTCTTTTAATTTAGTCATTAAAATACCTCTTGTATATTAAAAAAAGGGGAGCCCGAAAGCTCCCCTTAATTACTCATTCAATTAACAAATCGTTAAGAATATTATTCTTGAATACGAATTGCAGTTGGACGAGGGAAGGAAGGCATAGCGGAAATGTTTTTAGCCACTGCGATACCTTTACCATTATCCATGATACCAACGCCATAGCGTTCTTTTGCTTTGATGATACGTACATCAGTTTCTGGGTTAGTCCATTTTTCAATAGACAAATCTTCACGTTGTACGATAGCACCAATGTTGTTGCGATCGATAGCGTACATATCAAATGTTTTGTTTTGTTTGTCAAATTTAACACGAGGGCTCAAGATGATGTTAACAGGCATAGGCAAGTTGAACATTGCTTGAGATTCATTCAAGATGAATTTTTGAGGACCCATGTTGTTAGACAAGCCAGCGAAACCAGGAGTACCTTGAGTTGTGCCGAATGGGTTAACATTCATAGCACCCAAAGCACCGAAAGTCAAACCTTGACCTACCATTGCGTTACGAGCAAATACCAACCAGCAAAGTGGATGCATGATAACGTCTGTTGGTGTCTTATCATTTGCCATCAATGCTAAACACATAGACATGAAGTCTTCAACGGAAAGAGTACCGTTAGGAAGAGAATCTTCACCAAGACCACTTGTCATAGCGTCAGGATTTTGAGCGCCCAAAGAGTTATCGAATACTACGTGACCATGTTCAGAGAACTCACGAGCACACCATTCGTCTTTGTAACGAGCCATTGCACCGCCGATACGAGACAAGTTAGCTTCCATGATATCCCAGTAGGAATCCATGATAACTTCTTCAGACAACGTAACTTTAAGACCGATTTTCTTAGGACGAATTTCGATGGAGTTGTATTGAAGAGTGTTGATTTCTACTGCTTCATCGTTGTAAGCACCAGCTTCGGAAACTTCGTGTGCTTGCAATTCACCGATAATAGGTACAACTACTGTACCGCTAGTTTTGTCGGATTGAATTTTTGTGAAGAATGGAGAGATAACAGATTGAGTGTCTTCAGCTTCGATCATACGAGTTTCGATGATACGAGGAACCAAATCGACAACGTCAGTTGTCATAATTGTTTCTTTGATACTGAAAGATTTATTGCTAGGTTGTTTGTTCATACGAGCAACAACGTCTTCGAGAATATCATATTTTCTCAAAGATTCTTGCATTTTTTCAGGGGACCAACCAGCTTCTTGACCGGCTTTAGTCACTTCAGCGCGTTGTTCTTTAAGAGAATTAACAAATTCTTTCATTTCGATTTTCATTATATTTTAAAGCTCCTATTATTTTTGTAACAATACTTTAACAGAACCTACACAGCCTGCCCAATCCATGAATGTAGGCACGCCAGCAAGACCTTGACGGGAATAAGATACTTTTACTTCCGCTTCTTCTTTAGGAGCAGCTTTAATAATTGCATCAGCTTGTGTACGGTCGATAACACGCAAGCGGATCAAACCATTAACTTCGTTGAAGTATACTACTTCAAATGCATTAGCAATAACAGCACCTTTTACTACTGGAGTATAAGCAGAGTTATTAATAGAAATTTGTACAGAACCTTGTTCGATGAAACGTTCTGGAATTTGATAGTTAAAATCAAGATATTCTTGAGTAGGAGCAGCTGGATGCATTACGCCAACTTTAACGTCTTTAATAGCAGTAGTAGCTACGTTGCGACCATCTGTTAAACCAGGAATACCAATGTATTCATAACGAGCGCCCAAACGGGAATCGTATACGTCCAATTTATTATTGGAAGCAGTCATATTCAAGTCGTGATCAGAATACAAGGAATTGAATTCATAGTTTTCGATACCACGGAAGTAAGCGGAATCATCGACTAAATCTTCACCACGACGATATGTACGACCATAACCATCTTCAGCATATTGAGCCAATTGTTCTTGATCTTCGATAGCCCATTTCATCCATTTAGTAGAACCTTCTGGAACTAAGTTAGGATTTACTTCGTGTACTTGACCAATGATTTGTTGACGTTCGAATTCGATTTCAGGAGCTTGCATAGTTGCCAAAGCAGCTTCGTCAGACAATGGGGATTTTACGATACGACCATTTTCATCAGATTTTACAAAATCACCAGGCAAGAATGTACCGTAAGCAGAACCCCAAGGGTTTTGTTCAGCTTCATCTTTGAACAAGAAGTGAGGCAATTCTACCATTACGTCAGTTTTAATAGCACCAGGAGTCATACCGTTCCAAGCATTTTCATCACGAGTATATTCGTTACGCATCAAAATACCTACAGGAACGTTACCGTTACGATGGTCCATAAGTTTTTTGCCGCCTTTAGTCAAAAGACCAGAAGTTTTGTCTTTATCAAGACCAGCAGCAGTAGCGATTGCTTTAGCACCGCCATTAGCGAAAGGTTTATAATGATCGGCAGTATAAGCAGCTGCATCGACTGGAGTCCAATCAACATCAGCATTCATCATAGGTTTGCCAGAAGCTTTACCAGATACGATACCAGCAGCACCATAAACGTCAGTAGCTGTACGCAAACGTACAGGGCAGCCACCATTAGCAAGTGTCAATACGTTTAAGAATTTTTCAGGATTTTCTTTAGCAGCTTTAACATCACGGTCAACAGCTACGATACGACCTTTTGGAATTACGACTTGATTATACATTTCTGCATAGTTGTAACGGAATGCTACAGGAAGACGATCATCCAACCAATAAGCAATATTGGAAGTGTCATGGTTAGTTGTATTCAAACGTACTTGTGTACGAGTTACACGGCGGTCATCGTTGTTGAACTGTTTGAAGCCCATGCCTTTGAATACTTTGCCATCAGCACCGCCAGTGAAATAATTAGCACCTTTACCAGGATTGTAATTTGCCATTTAAAATTTATCTCCTATTATTTATAGAAAGCGTTAAATACATCAGTAATAGATTTAAGTTGTTGAGCAGCTTCTTTTACTTGAACTTCAGTAGATTTATTATTCTTAGCATTAGGATCGTTAACAGTAGAGTTAGTTAAATCTAATGTTTTAATTTTATCTTCGAAAGATTCTTTAACAGAAGCAATTTCAGACTTAACTTTTTCTTCGCTTTCAGTTTTAAATGTATCGAAGCCTGCTTTAACTTCTTGAACAGATTTAAGAGCTTCTTCTAATTTTTCTTTACCTTCGATAAGGGAAGCAGTTTCTTTACGAGCTTCAGATTTATAAGCTAGTAAATCATCAGCAAGGTTAGAAACTTTTGCAGAAAGTGCTTCGTTAGATTTAATAAGTTCAGCAATTTGACCTTTTAATTCTTCAATTTCTGTTTTTTCTTCACCTTTAATCTCTGGAGTTTCTTCGACTTCAGGAGTTTTAGTTTCAGGAACTTCAACTTCTGTAGCAGTTTCTTTACCTTCGACTTCAGTTTTAACTTCAGTTTCAGGTTCTTGAACTTTTAATTTTTCTTTATCCATAGATTCGTTAGCACGAATATTCGTACCGGTTTCTCCTTGTTGCGGAATACTTAAATTAGAAGGAGTACTACTTTGAAGTTCGTACTCCCCATCATCATATACTTTAATATTCTTTGCATATTTATCAGAAGGAACTATAACATAAGACAATTCGATTGGGCTCATCGAAAAGAAGTCCCAACAACATGTCTGTCCGTCATAACTCTCTCCTCTGACATGTTCACACGGACCTTCGTTAAGATCTTGTCCACAAATAGAACAACGAACGTCGTGTCCAGTCATACCAATGCTTACAGTCGATAATAATCCAGACTTGATATCTTTTTGAGCTTTTTCGTCGAGAATTTTAGCCGTAATAAATAAAGCTTTAGAACCGACGAGTCGTTCACTATCACCAAGTCTTGCATCGATCGCACGACCGATGATTTGGCCGTCTTGATCATTATGATGCATAATGATTGGAATATTATAAGGATGTGTCCACTCAGATAAGGAATCTTCTAGACCTTGATATGAATACCGAGTACTGTTTTTAGTTACGTAAGGATACGCATGAACAGCTTCGATTTCGACAATAAGTTCATTATCGGAACCATCAGAAGAACTCAGTTGATCGATAGGTCTAATAACAGACTCTTTTATCGTGATGTTTTCACTTGTAGGAGAAAAACCAATATATTCACGGAAGTCCATTATTTATCCTTTCATGATTGGTTTTATGCCGCACGTACAGTACGGGCTATAAGCTGGAATATCTTCGATAGAGATTCTATCAATGTTAAAATGGGTCATGCGGCCATTTTGATGTTCACTGTCGTTAAATTGAATATCGATTGCTTTTATACCGTCTTGTTTACATTGCTGTACGTAACCGTACCAATATGCTTTACGAGAGATATAATCACATAAAAAACGAAGGCGATATTTATTTTTACTTAGAATGCTATCGATGTATATTTTATCTTTATTATTTTTGACCGCAGATTGAATGTCCTGCATTATCTTACTTATTTTTTTGACGAATAATCGTCAATCACATCGATGTTCGGAGTGATTTTGTCTTTATTAGTTTTGTTGTTCGCTTTAGAATGGTCGACACCTTGTTTAGCAAAATCTAAAGCATACTCATGAAGAGCTTCTCTAAACTTATCGTCTTCAATAGTGCCACCATCTGTGAGTATATTACTGAGGTCTTTATAGAGTTTATCAACTTCACTAAAGTTTTTTGAATAATCGTCTAGATTTTGTTGAGTATTTAAAGATTCTTTAGCTTTAATACTATATTTATCCGTATTTTGATTTGTCGGATTAGCATCGTTAGAGAAGTAATCGTTAGGACCAGACGATGCTTGCTTACCATTAAATTTACGATTATCTAAGCCATCATCATTAGAAGATGACTTAGCTTGTTGTGTATTCAATTCAGCCGTAGCTTTAGCTGTTTTAATAGCAGCATTAGCTTGGGCATCGACAAGATCAAGCTTACCTTTTTGCGTAATCGTAAAGGCATACATATCTTCTTCAGATACTTCATTACTAAAGCCAAGTTCACGACGAGCTTCTTCGAGAGTGATAACATTTCCTTGATATTTTTGAATTGTATTAGATTCAATTTTAATTTTAGTATCGATTGATACTTCGTTAAATTCGAATACGACATAATCATCTTTATTTAATAAAGGATTAAATCCACCTTCTAATAATAATTCTGTAAATAGATATTTTTCAATAAAATTAGTAATCACATTTTGGAATGCTCTTACCTCATCATGCATTAATGCTTCGGTGTTATCAGCAGAAGACTGACCACCGCCACGACCCATCGAAGATTTAGATGCGTTTAATGCAGAGAATACTCGAAGTTCTAAATACTCTAAAAATTTTAATAGCTGATTAGCTTGCATATTTGGTGTAATCGCTTCGATCGCTGTACGTTCATTCGTAACGATAAACCCGTCGTTTGGCATTTCTTGGAATGCATCACGAGCATCGTTAATTTCTTTTTGCGTAGCATATTGACCTTCAGCCGTATTGCCTACTTTTATATGCAAAACAGGGATGGCAAAGCGATATAATATCGTCATTACCAGCCCTTCAGCTTTTCGGAGCATAGTTACATCTTCTAATGCCGAATAAATTCGGGATGTACCATAGTCCGCATTATTCATTTTGTCGATGTATAAATGAATTACGTCATTTGGAGAATATTCCTCTTGATTAATTACATATGCATCGATAGCCCCGGCATCGTTACGACGAATTGTTACAGATGCAGGATCGGCTAAAAACAATCCTGAAATTGCTCCACCACTGAAAATCTTTTCAGCTTTAAGACCAAATTTCTCAGTATTATTATCTCTAGTTTTTATTATATACGAATTTGAGTAAGTATACAAGTCCCTAGCGATAGAAGTTATTAATGTATAGAACGGAATCTTAGTTCTAAATTCAATAACCTTAATTCTGTCATTAACATAATTAGCTGCATCTTCATTTTTAGATTTAATTTGATACCCAGCTTTAGTAATAAGTTGAGAAAACTTTCTAACGGATACAGCTAAATAAGAATCTGTTAAGACAGCATTCTTTATTTGAGCTAAATCATAAGAGCGTGCACCAGGATTTTGTGCGTTGGCATTTCGATATTCACCAAGTGTTACTGGCTTAGCTTTTAATGCCGACTGAAAATCCCCGGTCACTTTCTTATTAGTATCTAGCTTTTTTGTCGTTACTTTTTCGAAAAAATTAGTTAGACCCATTTATTTTCCTTGTACAAAATATATTAATATGAATTTATTATATCATACTAATATTACTTTGCAAAATTATTATAAATATTTTGAGCATATCCGACACGAGTACTATGAGCTACTACCGGAATATTTTCACGACCATCACCATCTTGGTATTCGAAGTTACCAGTAAAGCAACTTACTGCTTGTTCAATACTCTTACCATTCATGTGTTCTGGTTTGGCACCAGTATGTGTATTCATAATCTCATATTTAATCGTTGCTAATTGAGCTTCGAGATCGCTAGGTTGTTTGCCAAGTTGAGAAGCGATACGTGATAATAATCCTTGACGTTCTGCATCAGTCCATTGAACTAAACCATAACCAACGCCAGGAGTCATAGAACCAGAACCATCTTCAGTAATACCTAAACTAAATTGAGATTCTTGTTGAATATTACCCATGATACCGGCAATCGCATTATTATCGTAGCCCATATCTTTAAAGAAGTTCCACATCTTCTGAACTTTATCATTACCTTTAAGATTAACAGTATCGACAGTACCATCTCCACCGCTACTAGAAGTAGATCCAGCACCGGGTTTAAGGTTACCATAATTACCTGTCGATGATAAACCGTTAGCGCCAATCTTACCAGCTTCAGGAGCTAGTGTATTTAAATAGAAGATAGGATCAGGTGTCGGTGTTTTTTCAAATGGATTAATACCATTATTAATTAATACACCTTTAGCCATAGCATTTTCAGCTGTTAAGTTAAATACTTCTTTAGATAATTCTGCAGAAGATACTAATAACTTATTGTACTGATAAACGGCGTTTACATATTTTTCGTCATATTTACCACGATAACTTCTTAGCATATCATTTTCATATTGACTTAACATAGTCGGGCAATACGATAAGAAATCGTGATTATAATATTCTTGACGAGTTTGTGCAGCTGCCTCAATAGCTCTCATAAATCGAATAAGCTCGTCGGCCGAATATAATTTAGCCATTAATTTAGCTTTTTCTCTTATTAATAGATCGTTACGTACGATACTATCATGAGCTACTTTACATTTTTTACCAGACGTAGTCTTAACAGCTAACGCATCGAAAGCTAATAATAGAATAGTTATGTCTTCGGCACCGCATAGTTGCACGGCATTAAACATTTTCGAAAGATAATCTTGAAGATAATCTTTAAGTTTTTCAATCCAATGTTTTTTAACACGAACCAAATTACGTTTTGTCCATCGATATACTAATCGATCTAATTCTTGTGATTTTTCTTGTGGTACATCGACAATTGGTACGTCAGGAAAATCTAGGTCTGAATCGTCTTTAGGCAACGGTTCTGGATTAACTTTTGGACTTGACAATTCTGGTTCTGGTGTCGGCACCGGAATAAATTTATTAGGATCCTCTGGTTCTGGAGGCAATGGTGTCTCAGGATCAGGAGGATCGATTCGTATAATCGTATCGGTCGTAATCGTTACGATCATAGTCTCGATAATAGGTCGAATCGGTATTGGCATAAATGGTAAAAGATTATAGACCATCTTTAAATCTGCCAACAATTCGTCCGTTTCAGATTTTTTCTCTTCGGGTTCTGGATAATATGGTATCGGATCCGGAACCGAAGTAATTTTCTTTTTAAACTGACCATCACTTTCATAGTGCCGTTGTGGTTCTATCGATGGTTTATATAATATCTTTTTATCTTCAGCCATTAAAATAATGTCCTTTTAAACATTCCGCCTAAAGGTTTCCTAGATGTACGCCTATTAAACGAATCATTAAGCGGAACTTTTTCCCATGCTTCGTCTACCGATTCGTATTGTTTCTTTTCGTTAGACCATGGATTTTCTAAATCACGCTTTTCATATAATGGTAATGAATGCCCATTATTAAATGAATAGACGGCTTCGTACGATGCTTTCTTAACTAGCTTAGTAAGTTCTGGAAAATGTTCGACGAACGCTAAATAAGCTAAACCTAAAGCATCGACAAAGTGTTCGTTATCACTATTATAAACAGGAACACCTGCCGCCGTAATTTTTTCGACACGATAATCAATTAACTGTTTATATATATGTGCGTCCCACGGACTTAATATAAGATTACCGCGTTCGATTAATATCGATAATTGATTAACCATAAATGGTTTTAAATGTTTCTTTTCTAAAGTACCAGTGACAGGATCTTGTACATCGATTTTTTCGGAAAACATCCAACCTTTAACTTTTTTATCAAGTCCAGTTTCAGGATGTTGCTTACCGTAAATCTTTAAAGACTCCATCTGGTATTCCACATTGTTATCCTAGAAGCTTTTTATCTCCTAGTTCTTATAGTTTCCTATAAGGTCGGCATACTTTTTCATACGTATTGTGAATGTATGGTGCGGTCTCTTGGTAAGATTATATCTTTTCACTTACTATGCTCTGCCCCTGACTTAATTAAAATAAGCCTTCGGTTCGAGTTACCATATTAATTAATTAACTTAGGCTTCTCGCTTAATACCACACTGCATATATATTATATAATTCACTTACAATATATAGGGCAAATATTTACCTGATCCCCTGTCTATATAAATATAGCTAGGGTTATAAATAGCATTTAAATCAATTATCTTTTTAACAGCTTTATCGAATGTAAATTCAGACGATTCGATTTCTGTTCTGTTAATAACTCTAAATTTATTAAATACTTGATCATATTCAAGTATAAGTATAGATGTTGGGGCCTGACTTTTCACACATATTCTATTAAGTTCGCTAAACTTAATACGCTTTTAAGCTGCTATATATTACTATATAGATTAGACTATATCTTCGACCTATTACTAGGTCGCTGGCCACTTCGGATCGCTTGATCCTACTCCTCATACGAGGATAGTCGTTGAACCTTTCTCTACTAGAGACTTGGCTGCTGATTGTCCATTTAGGATATTCCAGCAATTCAACCAGTTTATTACTTATTAATTACTTAATAAGAGGACAATTTTTATTGAGAACAAATGAATCAAATGTTTCCTTTTTTCTTTTCAAAAAGAAAACATAATCTTTATATAAAAAATTATATAGCTTAATTTTATTTTCTGTGTTATTAATTCTTAAACCAAAAAGTTTTTTGTTAGGATGGAGAAAGAAAACATTTTGATCTATTTCATTATCTACAAAAATTTTATTAAGTTGTTCACACATTTTTTTACTTCCAAGTATTGAAATATGTGGAGATGATTTTGTATAAGAAATAGATCCGTCACCATCAAAATATCCTAAAACGAAATATCTTAAAAATTCATTCGGTATTTTGTCTAATGGTATTGATTCTTTCATAGATTTTCTTGGTATAACATTTAAATTAATTAAATCTTTACAAAAAGCAGTAGAATTTATTTTTAATAGTGCTACTTTACTTTTGTTGCCATTTTTTTTAGCGCTAACTTCTTTAAATTGAATCTTATAATCAGATCCTATTTCTTTTTGAAGAAAATCTAAAATATATGAATCAGATTCTTTAAGATTCATTTGAAATCTAAAAGAAGTTTTATTTGATCCATTATACACACAACCATCGGCAGTAATAAAACCTAACAAATATGCCTTTTCTGGTTTGTCTATTTTTTCAAAATATCTTTCATTAAAAAAATGTTTTCTTTTGCCTTGTGATCCAGTATCACTAATTATTCCATGATTTTTCATCCAAATATATATAGTTTTTGGATCAACACTTAAAAATGAAGCAATTTTATTTCCACTACGATATTTTTTATATAAAAATTCCATATGACTTTTATTTTTATAGTCATATTCGATATTTAATTTTTGAGTATGTTCTTTTTTATTCATGTTAAATCTTTTCGTAAATAATTAGAATTTACTAATATATTACAATAAAAATTTAACATTAATTGAAAAAGTACCCAATCTGTTCCATTTATATTCTTAAATTATCCCAATCCACGCCCATACATCTAAATACATTAGGATAATATGTAGTTCGTCCTTCTGGTAGTATATGTATTTCTTTTACATTACTATCGTCCATCATAGAACGAACAGGTTTATATTTATCTCGATCGAAATAAGCATAATTATCGATTTGTGTAGCTTCTTCGACTTTATCTTTATCGAATACGCCGGCTTCTTCGACACCGAACTCTGCTAATACTTCGTGATCATATGCGTTTTTATCATATGTATTTCTAAATTCTTCTTCCATAGCATCCGACCACATCGGGTTGTGTTGAGTAGGGTGATAGTGCTCTTGGAAGCCCAGCTCTTTTTTGGTACATATATCGAAAAATTTCGATCTACGACCAGTCGGGGTAGAAGAACATGTCATACCTATCGTATCACGTTCCATACATAACGCATAAATCGTGTCGAAGTCACCTTCGCCGAGATAATCCATTTCATCGAGAGAGATCCACGCTTTGTTATGAATTTAACCGTTACCGTTAAATCCTTCTAGTATTTTCATACTAGGCCAGACTATATCTTCTTTAAATAAATTAAAGATAACCATTTCCGATTAAGGGAATTTCACCCGCCTACTTAGGCCGTACTCCTATTGCTAATTTTTAACGCGGTAGCCAAGGGATAGTCGTTGAACGTATCTTATTTAAAAAAATAAGATTTCGCTGCTGATTGCCCAATCTTTTGAATTGTTACACTTCGGTATCAAAAGCTCTAAGGGGTTTCCAGCAATTAAGTTATATTCACAGAAATTAATTCTGTGGACATTAATTTTATACAATTAAATTGCATACAAGTTTGTCTGCCCGCCAGCCCCGAATAGAGGCAGCACTCATACCAGATCCAGCACCAGAAGTAAATCCAACGATCTTAGAACCATTAGAGAATTCTAATAAATGAGGATTAGTAGTCGATCGTGTTACTTCTCGTTTAATAAGTGCAGAGCTATCAATTTTTTGACGAATATTATCGAATATCATTCGAATTTGTGATTGATATGGTGTTACGAACATATGAATAAAGTTTTTACGTGTAAACACGTTAAAGAGTGCTTCGACCACCATCGTTTCTGTTTTGCCAGTATTATGTGAAATAATATCGTTAGCAATAAAGTTACGATAGTGTGGTACCGAAACATCATATGTTTGTTGCTCACCTAAATATTCAATCGATACGATTTTATCCCAATATATATCACCATATAATATATCAGAAATTGTTTCGAATCCTAAAAGCTCGGCAAATTCACGAGCTTCATTTTTATTTAAAGTCTTAGATTTTAAGTATTCTTCGACAGATAGCTTATCGAATTTTACTTTTTTAAAATCTGATGGCGATAATTCTTTAACTGGTAAATATGATAAGAAAACTTTATTAAGTTTATCATTTACCGGTTGATATTTATAAGAATGATATAGTGCGAACATTGAAGTGTGAGATTTCTTCTTTAGACGTCGATGCGTTTTACTATTAACGAATCCTAAAGAATACTTGTCGTTTTCTTGTCGGAATGTTGTTACAATACCATATCTTAACAATAAATGTGCTAACTGTTTAACAAGCTTTTTACTTTTAGAAATATAAAGCATATTAACAGGGCGCTCTTCTTTTTCATTAAAAGAATCTTGAATTAATTCTGATACGAATATAGATAAAGCTTCACGATTTAACGTAAATACTTCTTCTGGTATTTCCTTAATAGTAGATTTATCTTTGTTAAGTTTACGTGCCAGAATTTTTAATTCAGTTTCTTCTATACTATTATCACCAAAATAATTTAATTTAACTGGTATAGCTATATTTTCACCAACAGATAATTTAGATAGTTCTGCCCATCCTAATTCTGTTAAGAACGGGTGATTATCAGTGGCGTCAATAGTTCGACCAGATGATGTCATAAGTCTATATACTGGCTTAATACCATTATCATAAACTTTAGCATGTTGTGCTATTTCGACTTGGTAATTATCGTCGAGTGCAAGAATTTCAAATTCTTCCTGAGAATCATATAATTCTTGTACTGTTTTAATCTTACCAGTTGATGGCATTTGAATTTCGAGATTGCCAGTTACACAACGACGACCACATCGGAATACTTTACGAAGACTTCGATCTCGAAGCATTTCGGCTTGATACCAACGTGGTGTCCATGGAGCATATTTGTCTAAATCAATATTATAAATCTGGACAAATGATTTTGCCCACATGACTGGATCTCGTTTAATAACGACTAACTTGCCTTCTTTAGATAACTTAGCATAATCTAATTTAACTAGGTTATCTAATGGCATTTCCATTAGTTCTTTTACAGAATAATCTTGTTCTAATTTCATAATTATTTATGGAATGCTTTACCTTCATTACCCATCATAGTTGTTTGTAAACTATATTGAGATTGCTGAGCGATGGCCATTCCTGCCTGTCTCATTGTTGCATACTGTTGGGAATTTACTGGATTAGTCCAAGCAAATGGTCGATATGACTGTTGTGCTTCTTGACGACCTTGAGCAGCTAAATCATTAGCAAGTCCTACTAATGCCGGACCGCCATAATAAGCTCCCTGTAATAACATACCAGGAACAAAACCAAAGCCTAAGTTTAGTGCAGCGTCAAATGCAGCTTCACCAAATGCTTCGCCTTTAGATTTTCCTTCGTCAAGAGCACTATTATATGTCATTGTTGAAAAAATACCAGTAGCTACGGCATTGCCTTTATTTTCCCAAAGCATTTTACTCGCAGTCGACCCTTTACCTTTAATCATGGATCCTGCATACTTAATTGGATTAATCATCTATTAAAGTGTCCCCGGAGTTAATGTATTATTTTTTCTCAAAGCAAAATTAATATCGCCAGATGCACCCATATTATCGAATGCATTATTAGGTGTATTGCCAGCACTAGAAGATGGTACTGGATTTACTACTGGATTAAGAGTACCTAACGATGCCATATGATTTGTCGATGTTTGATCGATACCGGCTGTTATCGTATTATCTACGGCACCAGCTACAAATAAACCACCGGCTAATGCTCCGCCTTTTGCCGTAAAACCATAACGATTATATGTTTCATAAGCATTAGGATCTTTTACTCTAATTAAATCCTGACGCATATCCTTTAGTGCACCAATCGTACTATTAAATGGACGATATTTATTAAACCCAGCAGTCTCATCAATTTGAGATGTTGCTTCTTCATTAGTTTTAGCAACTTCAGCTTGATTTTTTTGAACTTGATTTTGTGCTACTTGCTGAGTATTATCTGTTTGTTTAGCGACATTTGTTTCGCTAGGATTAACAGTTTTAGCTTCTTTAGCTGCTTTTTCGGCAGCATCTTTAGCTCGAATAGCTTTTCGTTCTTCAGTAAAAGCACTACTTGGCTTTTCTTTAATCTTATTAGCAACAGCTGAAGTTTCGATATCAGCTTCTTTAAGTGCTGTTTTATAATTTTCAGCTACTCTATTTAATTCTAGCGTAGGACTATCAGCTTTAGCAACCATTGCTTTAGCTTTACCAAGAGCCCTAGTTATTCTCGATACTGGAGCAGCCATTTATTAAATACCTGGGATACCAATAATATTAAAGTTGCCGTCAGAATCTCGATACAATCCGCCGCCAGATGCTACACGATAAGCTGTCGAACCTAATGTTACGGCAGCAATACCTGTACGAACATGA